AAGAAAATGCAACTTTTCTGTTTCCAGGTAAGTTGCCAACCCATTGAAATTAAGCTGCTAGAGCCATTTCAGATGCAACGAAGTTGTCGTTTGCATTTACTAAGTTTGTTGCGTTAGGCAGCTTCCGCGCCACTGTCTACTTCAATCTTTACAGCACCAATCGATCCTATTTCGAGCCCAGCATAAACACTCAGAAATTCTCCACCCTTTCAGGAGTACGACTTCCTTATCCAGCTTCATAGAACGTTCGCTCGTCAGCTATCTAAGTGTTTATGGTGGACTCGCTGGGTACCGCCCCCAGGTCTTGCCGCTTTATTCCATTGCTATCAACAACAGTAAGCTATTTATACTATCTTTATTTTGCTATGTCAATTAGATATAAATCCACTTAAATATCCTCCACCAAACCAAGTATTGTCTCTTTTAGTTTGATTGGGAGGATTAGGACCGCCAGCGACATGGCACCAAACACTTCCTGGTGCTTCAAATATTACCTGTGAAGCAGGTAAATTTAACTGCCTCACTTCTCTACAAATATCTAGGTGATATCTTTTGTCGCCTCGTCGATTAGTCCACTGTATGTCAACCGCACCACCGATACAATGATCACTGTTTGGATAGTTTGTGCTACCACGACCACGGAAACCACATGTGACTAGATAGCTAGGGTGGTGGTCAACTATCGGATCTAATATATTTGATGCGATGAATGCTAATCCTTGAGCGATCTGGTTCATGCTCAAACCCCTAGTAGGCACGATATCGTATCTATAATAAGCATGGGCGCTCAGTTGTCCTAGGGTAAAGAATTTTGATATTTTTGCTCCATATGGAACTGGCCCGTTCGGTGGAACTTCACCCAGCGGAGAAGCCACAGCATCTGGTGGAGGTTGCCTGGGCTGCAGATCTTTTTGTGGCATTTGTTCTGGATTTGTTTGCCTTCTCGTTAATATGTCATTTTGTGCTGCGCCGCCGCTGGCGGGATTAGTAACCCTAGCAGGAATATCAGGGACTTGGTTTTGTATATTTCCAGGCAATAGGGTTTGTAAGTCTCTTCCGGGTATCGCACTTTGCACAGTGTTAATATCTAGAGATTGGGTTAATCCTGATAGTGCTCCGAGATTAGGAAGCACTGATAAGTTGCTAGGTAATACGGGTATCCTAGCACCGATAGTGTTTCCTATAAGAGAAGAAACAGAACTGAGTGCCAAGTTAGTAGCGACACCCAGCACACCCGTCGGGACGACTGTCGGAACACCGGTCGCCCTCAATGCCACATTTGCAGCTAGCCCCAACACTTGAGGACTCAGAGGTATTCCTGATCTATTATTGAGTGCTACATTTGCAACAGTACCAACAACATTAGCGATAATAGCGCTAGATTGTCCGCTAGTTCCTAGATATTGTGCAGATAAGTTACCTGCCAAGTTGCCTGCTAATCCAGATACTACGTTATTTCCAACATATGTTCTTGCGATATTTAGAGGAATACCATTACTTGAACTAAGTGATGATCCATAACCTGTTTTAGATATAGCTTGTGCACCAATTACACCACTTAGACCTGAAACGTTGTTCAATCCGCCACCAGTAACAGCTCGGATAGTCTGCCCGGCTACTGCTCCCAATGCTGCTCCTCCGACTAGCTGTGTTAAACCATTTAGAGAAACAGGAGTATTAGCTACTAAACCAGCTACTGATCCGATAGGTAATAGAGATTTAAATGTTGGTGGTAATAGCGAGAGCACTTTTCCTAGGGCAGCTTGAGGAATGTTACCTAATATCGCTTCCATACCAGGAATAATCGCAGAAGATCTCTCTCTAGCAGGGCCAAATGTTTGGATAAATTGATTTACAGGACTTCCATAAGATCTAGTAGTGCCGCCCTCGTCTCCTGGTATAGCTTGATTCATGTGTACCATAGCAGCGCGATTATTAGCCTGTGCTGTACGATCCTCTGTTTCTTTAGGTGTCCTCGGTTTTCCTTGTGCTAGATCTAATATGTCAGTTGGCCTCGATGGGGGATATTGTGTTATGCTCACACCGTTGATTATTGCTGTGGCTGGACGATTTAACTCAGCTGCACGCTGTTTCGCTAGCGTAGTAGCAAAACTAGTTGGATCGTCGAGTTTAATAGGTGTATTATAAACTATATCTGTCATATTGATATTTATCGTTATCTAGCTGCGATAAATATAGCGGGAGAATAAAAATGGGTGTAGGTTTATGGGCAGTAGAGGGGGATCCAAACAGTCATGGCGGAGGTGAATTAAATGCCGACGATGCATCATCACCACAGACTGTATTCATAAACAACATTCCCGTGATAGCACATCATAGCACCGCCAAACCAGATCAAGATCATCCGCCGCCACCAACAGATACTGCGGAAGGTAGCGGTACTGTGTTTGTATACAATAAACCAGCACATCGAGATGGACATTCTAGGATGTGTGGAGCAACTACGACCGTTGTTTTACAAACCAACGTCTACGTAGATGTTTAACTAGATAATACGTGTCGTAGCTTTTTCACCTGGGGAAAGAATACCTGAAGTGCCTTTAATATATTGTCCAGCAGTAGATCTTTCAGTTGGAGCTAACGCTATTACACATGCTTTTGGTATATTAACATTACCCTCAATCTCAGCAGTAAAGAGGAAAGGAGTCATAGAAACTCCCTGTGCTGTAACTGAGAGAACCAATGGCTTATAGATATTGTAATAAAGAGGATCGCTATCGCTGTTTAATCTAGTGATAACTTCTTCTCCGGTAATCAGCTTCAAAGTATAAACTTCGCCAGTTTTGAGTTTTTCAACTATCATAGACGTATGCCCATCCTCTCCTTTAGTATGACTGGATTCTGCTTCTTCAAACCATCAAACCCACCCTCAACAAATAATTCGTCATTAAAATAAATCTGAGGTACTGACCTGTGTCCTTCTATTTCTTTTATAAAACGCAGAGCATCTTCATCGGCTGTTACATCTATTGACTCAAAAGGTATATAGTTATTCTCTAGCCATGTCTTGGCTCGATCACAAAAAGGACATGCTGGTTTAGTATAAAGTGTAATCATTTTTTTCTCCTAACTTAGTAGTTATCTTCCATCCCTTAGCAGGTCCTCTATTTGGTATCCTATTCCTCAGATGTGCCATATGAAGGGTTGAAAAAGATAATCCTAGCTTTTTGCATAATGATTTAAGATCTCCAATTTGTTCGTATATTTCTCCGTTTGGAGATTCTAATATCCAATGCTTAGATATAGGATGGTCCTTCCCTGTAGGACTTTTTTTATTCTTTGAAATTTTTTGACGTGTTTCTTCTGAGTGCTTTCTACCCCACATAGCGTTGTTTTCTCCAGAACTGGCGTCTTTAATCTTAGTTTTGGTTTCGTCACTATGTTTCTTTGGACCATATCCGCCTCGTGCTTTTTGTAAATCTGCACGTTTTCTTTTTTCTTCTTGAGCACGATCTGTACCGTATATTTCTTCATAAGTTTTTCCCTTATGATTGGGGGGTCTACTGTCTAATAAAATATTAGTTAAGATACCATAAGTTTCATAACCCTTCCTGCCAAATCTTAATATTAAATCTTCTTCCATCTTATAAGCAAGTTTTTCGTCTATGATATCTTCTGCTAGATATTCTATCTTTGGTTCTAAACCTGCTGCCCTTATAGAGTTTATCTTATTTTCTTTAAAGACATTACGTGTTTCTGGTATTTCCCATAGATGTGTCTTAGCACGCCGACCTTTTCCTTTTCCGATATAAAACGGCATATTATTTCTAGGATCTATTAATGCATATACATAAAACATAATATCAGTTTCCTGCTTATATTTATCAAGAGACTGAGAATATATATTATTTGTTTTATATATTTGATCAGAAGACTTTAATCTCCCAAAAATATTAATATTACGATTATCTTTAAAAGGTGTTATGTCAATCAATCTACCTTCAGGACTTTGCCAAACAGAATGTAAGATAGCCTGTAATCCCCAAGGGCTTTCTAAAAAATAATATCCTTTTATACTATTACCGTTGTGGCTTAATATATAATTTTTAACGTTATTGTGGCAGACATCATAGTCGCAACTAGCATCAGGAGACACTAAAATTTCTCCGATCCAATCACAACCTATGTTTTTAGCAAAATCTATACAAGTTTCACACTCAGGTATAGACCAAATCACAAACTAAATCCCTTGAAACTCTTTTCGTCAACGTCTTGTTTAACACCACCATTAACATAACTTGTGATTTGCGTTTGCTGTGGCGCGACCTGCACCTCTCCACCACTGATCCATTTCTGTGTCCAGGGCAGTGGATTACTTCCGCCTTTGTACCTAGTAGGGAGACCGACTGCGGTCATCCTCTTATTGGCAATCCACTCTACATAGTCGGATAACAACTGATAGTTAAGACCGATCATGCTACCATCCTTAAACAGATATTCGGCCCACTTTTTTTCCTGTTCGACAGCATCTTCGAATAGTTTTATAGCTGCGTCTCGACATTCTTCTTCTATTTTTATAAAATCAGGATCGTCTTTAGGTAATATCTTGAGTAGAGTCTGTGTTGCTGCCAAGTGTAGGTTTTCATCGCGGGCGATAAACTTGATGATCTTGGCATTGCCTTCCATCTTCTTAACTTCGGCAAACGCCCAACTACAGGCAAACGATACATAGAAACGAACACCTTCTAAGATATTAACACTCATTAGACAGAGCCAGATCAATTTCTTATGTTGATAAGCATCATAATCCGGAGCATTGGTTGCCATCTTATTATTCATCTCGATAAGATCATCATAGTTCTTGCTAATATCACCAGCACAGTCTACGATTTCTTGGATAT